TAATTTTTTTATTAATAATATTATTAATATTTTTATTAAAATTAATATTGCTATTAAGATTATTATTATTGCCGTTCGAGGAAATTGCCCTTTCGGAGAGAGCGTAAGATTCCCTTTCGGGAACATCAACTGTCCTTTCGGTAACAGCGTTTACCCCCGAAGGGGTAGTTGCTGTCTCTGCATTGGCGAGTTCGTTGTTCACCTTTTCGGTAGCGGTTTCGCCGCCGTTGTTGCCGTTTGAGTTACCGCCAAAATCGCCGTTTTCACGGTCACTCCAATCACAAAAATTAGAGTTCAATACGTCATAGTTAAGACGTATATGGGTGGCGGGGTCGCCGTCAAGGCGGAAGGTTTTAGTGGTGATGAACCCCTTGCGTTCCAGTATCCTTGCGGCGCGGTCGTACTGTTTGGCACTGATGCGGATTTCGTCTTTCCAGTCTGCACGGTGGCGAGCAATCCATGTGTAGCCGTCACGCTCTATACGTTCCGTTTTACCGTCCATTTCGGGGCTGAGCAGGTAAATGATACGGTCAAGCAGAATGCCCGCTACAAGGTCTCCTGCGGCGTCAATGGTGCTGATGCGTGCGGTGAATGCGTTGGTGTTGATGTTAGTGTTTGCCATGTTAATGTTCCTCCATTTTTTAGCTTAATGTTTCCGTTTTGATTATGTATGGGTATGCGGTACTTGCCCTTCGTTGCGGGATTTCACGCATAAACAGCCCTCTTTCCGTTAGGGCGTTTCGGGCGAGTGCCAAGGTCGCCTCTTTTACCTCAAATTTTTTGCAAGTGTCGGTGATTTTCTCATACCAACGGTCTCCGCTGTTGCGGTTGCTGTAAGCGTATGCGTAGTACAGCAGGGCAAGCGGCTTGAGTCTAAATTTGAGCATCCACGGCTCAATAACGATGTCTTTTTCGTTGTCAAGCTCCATAATCGCCTGTCGGAGCGTTTCCCGTTCGTCTTCTTCTGGGTCTGCTTCCTCCGTTATCACGTCTCGGTAGTCGATAGGTGTCGGCGGCGGAGTAGGCGGCGGGGTTTCGTTGCAAAGCTCATGCGGGGGCTTGCCGAACTCCGTGACTTGGATAAACAACATGCAGTCTTTGCAAATTTCCACCCGCTGATACTCGATACAGCCTTTTGTTGCAAGGGCTTTAAGCAATTCGCCTGCAAACGTTTTTGTTTGGTTCGTTGCCTGCTTAAATTCTTGCATCGTTGTTTGCAGCGGTCTTTCGCCGCCGTCAGTTTCTTTTAGAATCCACGCATATGCACGGATTTCTTCCTCAGACAGTTTCAGTTTTTTTTCTAACCAGTCTTTAATCATTTTAGCCTCCTCCATAAGCTGTGAGCAAATTATAGCATACTCTGCACGATTAGTCAACAACAAATTTGCATCAATAAAATATATACACTAAAAGACGGGAGTAATTCACTTCCCGCCTGTCAGTGCGTATGGTTTTTTGTTAAAGTTTAGAACGGAAGGTCTGCTTCCACTTCGGTGAATCTTCCCTCATCCGTGAACTGTCGACTGTAGCCTGTTTGAACATCGGTGATTGTCTCATCGAGCTTTTGAGGGTCGCTCTTTTTTTTGCTTGAGAGCATCTCAAGGTTCTGCACCGTGAGCTGCAATTCCGCTTTTGCCTCGGCATTTTTATCCAAATAGCCGTGTGCCTTCGCAGTGCCTTCAACGTATACTTTCGTGCCTGTGACGAGGTACTGCTGACATATCTCGCCCAACTTGTCCCATGCCGTACAGCGTATGTACTGCGTTTCCTCGCCGTTTTTGCGGCGGTCGTTCACAGCAACCACGAACAGGCAATAGTTTTTGCCAGACTGTGTGGTGCGCATTGTAGGCTGTGTGGCAACATTGCCAATAAACATAGATTTGTTCATATCAATCCTCCAGAATGTATTTTGCGTAAGATACTCTGCGTCCGTCTGCTCGTGTCCTTGATACAGACGTTGTGCGTATTTTGTGTCCCTTTGCCCTCAGGTCATAAATCCTTGCGGACAAGCGGTATATGTCAAGCACCTCAACAGCTTCTTGCGCTGTTATAGTGCCGTACTCTTCGAGCCAGTCAAGTACCATCTTGTTTTGTTGTTCCACAATGTCTACCTCCTTCTGCGGATTATCAAACCCATTGAGGGTTATTGTTACCGTGCAGTCGATAATATCGCAATCGACATCAAATATCCAACCCCATCCAGTAAGGATGGTAATTGCGTTTGCAACAGCATTCATAGTGAGACGTGTTCGCTCCGTTATTTTCGATACGGATATTCCCTTGCCCGGCGGCAACAGTTTCATCACTGTCAGCACTTTTGCGGCGGGTTGAAACGTCCTGCTGACCTCGGCACGGGAGTAAAGACAGTCTACAGCTTCCGTTTCCGTCATGCCGAACGGATTTGATACAACACGGCGCACCGCCGCTTCCATCCGCCCGAGCGTTTCCTCAAACCGTGTGTTGTACGTTAATGCCCTTGGGTCAATTTTAAACTTTGGACAGTACTCAATTGCGTACGTCTCTTTGCAGGACGGGCTGTGAGCCCAAGGGTAATGAACCTTTTGGGCAATCCAGCCTTCGACAGGCTCAAACCGTTCCGCCCAACAACAGTTCTGTTCACCCCTTTTAGGGACTGCATACATACAGTCAAGACAGGGGTTAGCTTTCTCCCTCGCTCTTTCCATCTTTTATTCCTCCTTGCTCTTTCATTTTGCCGAACGGCGGCGCAGTATCTGCAAGCCCTCCGCCAGCTGGTCTGCGTCCATTGTGTCGGCATTCTCGACTTTGTAATACCCAAAAAACTTTTGTCTGTCGGTGTTGGTCTCCGTCAACAGCCGTTCAAGCTCCGCAAGCTGGTCTGCACGGCTCGGTTGCTTTGCAGGCTCTTTCGGGGTTGCGGGGTTTGCGTCCGTATCCACCCACTTAAAACAAGGGGTTGCGGGGTTGTTGTTGTGCTTAAAAGCAATTTCCAGCCGTGTGATTTTGCGGCTGTCTTTGTCAACGTCCATGCAAGTGACGATGAACTTACCGTCAACCTCTTCGCCACCCCTCTGATTCTTGCGGGTCTGGAATTTGTCGGCGTTTACCCAAATAAATGGGGCTGTGTATAATTCCCTACCGATTCCCCAGTTAAACCCTGCACGTTTAAAAGCGTCGCTTGCCAGCCCTTTTTCCGCCTCCGTGTTTGACGGAGTGCCGACATCCTCCTTGCTCACCCATTGGGCTTTGTCTTCGTCCCAAATGCTGATGGTACAGTTCGCATTGTCACGGCTGTGTTCTCTTTTCCAGTTGAACGCTCCGACAGCCTCGTCCAACATTGCCATATCACACCTTGCGTCCTTGTAAAGGAGCAGGATAGCCCCTTTACCGGCAACAAGTTTTTGTACTCGGGCGTTTACGTCTTCCGCCCGCAAGCAACGGAAATAGATTTCTTTTTTCTCCATCATTTCACCTGCACATTCTGACGCACTTCAATGTGCGCACCCGCAATGTTCTCGCCGCCTTCAATTGCCTTCTTGAGTGCAGCCTTGTCAACGCTAAAGGCAATTTTCTGATACTGCTCGGGAATGCGGGCTTCGTCATCCACAATAAGAGCTTTGCTTTTCCGGAAGCTGACCTTTCCGGTCGTGCATTCAAATGTGTTGCCGTCAAGTTCGGTTTCCAACATCGCCTTCATGCGGTCTGCAAGTGCCGCCGCCGCCTTTGCTCTCTTCGTGAATGCGTCCGCTTCGGCTTTGAGTGCCGCGCTGTCGGCTGTCGCATTCTTGTACAGCTTGATTATGTTTTCAAGCTTTTCATCCTTTGCGCCGAGCAGTGCTTCAAACGCTACAACGTCGGAGATTTCGCCTGTCTCCTCATCAATAAGAGACAGAATGTTCTGGTTAATTTCGTACAGGGTCATCAAAAATCATCCTCCTCTTCATATTCGAACGGCAGGTTAATCAGTCTTGCGTAAAGGTTGACGGCTGCGTCATACTTTGCCTGTGCAAGGTCTTTTTCTTCTGCCGTTGCCGTGCAGTCAGTGCGAGCATCGTCAAGGCTGATTTCAGCCTGACGCATGTTTTCTTTGGCATTCGCCATCAGTTGCCGGAGCGCATCATAGTACGCAATGCGGGTGTTTATTTGCTTTGTGTTCATAAGTCCCTCTTTCTGCGGGGTTGCCGCTTTTTTGTTTGCACATGTATTATACACCCGCATTAATGTGCGTGTCAACCCTTTTTTGAGCGAAAAATAAATATATAACGCAAAAGAGAGCCGCCCGTGACCAGCAAGCAGCTCCCTTTTGTGAAGGAGGAAATAAAAATGAAGGAGGCTGAAAACCCCGTTGCGATATATAGTACAGCGCATAATGCGCACCATTTTTACACAAGACAGACAAGAAGGAGTTGCAACGGCGAACGTGTCATCATAGCCGCCCGCCGTTGCTGACTGCGAGGTAGAGGTTCATCCTGTCTGACAGTTATAAGTATAGCACGTTCAAGACTCGCCGTCAAGAGAGTATCGAGCCGACTACCCTCGTTTTTTGCTTATAATCCTCGTGCATAGCACCTTGCAGGTCATAAACGTGTATAATATCGCCGTCAGTGTTTGCAAGTTCCATGCGCAAGCGGGAAGCGTGTTTGAGTTCGTCTGCAACGTCTGCAATGAGATTCTTGACATAATCCGCTATTGCAATTTTGCCTTCCGCAACAAGTTCGGAATAGCACTGTTCATAAAGTTGCAGTGTGTTTTGCTCCCACAATACATACTGCTCAAATGCTTCAACGACAGCCCTGCGTTTCGTGTTGGTATCCACCTCACTCCGCCGTGCGCTGTACCATCTGTCGGGTATGACGTGCGGGTCATCCGTTTGCCCGATTTTGCATAGTTTGTAGCAATGGTTTATGCAAAACCTGCAAGTCTTTCGATATTCGGCTGATTCACTCATGTACTGATATTCATGCAACCGCTTGAACCCACGGAGGTTCAAAAAGTCGAAATAGTCCGCCATTTGAGCGTGGAACATTATGCCTTTTACCTGATGTGTTGCTATTTTGGACAGTATCTCACTTGCCGCCATTGCTTCCGCCTTTCTTATGCGAGGCGTACCGCCCCTGCCGTAACATAGTCAACCGTTCCGGCTGCACCCGAGACAACAAGCGTCAGGGTTGACGAGTTGCAAGCGCAAGCCCCTGCGCCGAACGCAATTGCCGAGGTGTTTATGGTGATAGGTGATGCTGCCACAACCGTTTGCTGACGCACACTACAGGGCAGTGTAACGCCGTTTAGCGCAAGGTATACAGTAACAGTCCCTGCCGCTGTCGGAGTGATTGTGACGCTTCCTGAGGCGGTATAACGCCCGCTGCTTTTGATGTTGATTCCGCTTGCATTTGCGGACAGCGAACAGCCGCTGTTGTAGCATACACTGCCGAGCAGAGAGAGCGGAGTTGCCGCCGCTGTTACGGTCTGTGTCGCTGTGTTTACCGTACTTACTGCCGATTTTCTGAAATTATTCGAACATGACATAGTTTACCTCCGATATGGTGCAAGGTATCAAGTTCGTGTTGCCACGAAAATGATACCCGCCGATTAAGTCAAAGTTGATTAGTATCCGCAACCGCAACCGCCGTTACCGCAGAAACAGGGTGAGTTGACCGAGTAGGTCGTGTTGGTAGGGTAGCGGACTACGCCGCAAAGCTGTGACTGGAGCTGGAGCTGGTTAATCTGGTTCTGCATATCAGCCATCCTGTTGCCCGTGATTGCGTCAAGAATTTTCTGTACCTGTGCTGTGGTGTTTGCGTTGATTGCAGCGGTATTCATTGCGGCATTGTAGTTCACACCGTCAATGCCACGAAGGGTTTCGCAGCAGCATCTGGACGTATTGCCGATAATATTCTGTTCCATGCCCGCAAGTGCGTTGATACCCTGCTGAAGCCTGATTTCGCTGTCTTTTACTGCGTTGGTAACAGCGGTAGTGTTGTTTGCAACCGCCGCAACAGTCTCGCCGTTTTGCCGCTCAAGAGCCGCAAAATTGAACTGGTTCTGCACGTCCTCGGTGGTTGCGCAGTCTTTACGGTTGCCGCCAAAGCCGTTTCCGCCGCCTGCAAACAGGAAGAACAGGATAATCCAGAGCCATTCCTGATTGCCGCCGCCAAAGCCGCCGTTCATTGCCGCATAATCGGCAGGAGTGAAGTTGTTGTCCATAAAAAAACCATCCTTGATTTATTCAAACATGTTGCCATGTCTGTTGCACTGGGATGGATGATAATCCATATGGACTTGTTAAAGTCGGTTACTGATTACGCATAGCCTGCATAAACATTTGTCCTTGGGTCTGCGCCTGTTGCATCTGCTGTTGGGATACGCTGCCGTTTTGCATTAGCATGTTAAGCAACGCTTGCGGGTTTTTCCCCGCCATTGCCGCACGGAATTGTTTATACTGCTGTATCGTGTCCGTCATTTCTTGCATTTTTGCCATTTGCGGGTTGTTTTGGCTTAGGGATTGCAGTATCGGATTCATTTAATCGTGCCTCCAATTTTGCTAAACGTTGTTCGATTGATTGTAAATCTGTTTCCGATTCTTTGTGAGGGGTTAAATCGTAAATGTCCATAGTCGCATACCCTGCGCTGTCCGTGCGCTTGAAGAAAGCAAGCGGAGCGGTTTCATCAAGCAGGATAACAGACTGATTTGCGCCCATCTTGTATGCGTTGCCGCCTTGTATGCCGTGTACCCATATCAGGTTGGATTGCTGTCCGAAAGGAAGCTGAGGCTGTGGAACAGGCGGGCTGTACTGCATTTGCGGCACTAACGTGTTGTTGCCGTACATGTTCGGCACATTATATCCGTAAGGGTTCATGCGCACCTCCATTGCTTGTTTATTTAATTATATTACAGCAACGGGATATGCTCATTCATTTAAGTGCATTTTGACGGCATTTTCAGCCTTGATGCACTTGCGGCGGGCTGTCGATTGAGATACGTTAAAAATATGTGCAATGTCAACATACGTTGAGCCTTCAACCAGCCGCATGACAGCCATGTCACGGGCAACCGAATCATGACAATATTCCTTAAGCAAGGAGATTATTTTAGTATTTGATATACTGTTTAATTCTGAATTTGACATATTTTGCATAAAAAAGAGAACGCCAATTAGGCGTCCTCGGGGGGCGTGTTTTTGTTTACTCGCAATCGTTCACGCTCTTGCATCTTCACTTCGGGAAGCCCCGCAAGTGACGTTAAGAGGCTGACGATAGCCGCCATTGCCGCGGATGAGCCGACAACAGCCCAGTTGACTTCGGACAGCAATGCGGAAGTTGCAAGCACACCGCAAGCCGTTTGCGCCGCCGTCTTAATTGCTCTGATGGTTGCAGCTTTGAGCCAAATTGTCCAGTTTGTTTTCATGCAATTCAAGCCTTTCTTCTATCCTGTTAATTCTGTGTTGATTCGCCTTAGCACGGTCTTCAACTCCATACATGCGCTCAATAAGGTGGTTATGTTGAGAAACACGGTCTTCCAGCGATTTCAGTCTGAAATTCGTCAACTTGTTTGACGCAAGAATGCCCGCTATTGAGCCTATAGCCGTTCCCGCAAGTGACAGCAGGGCTGTAAGTACTGCGTCATTCATATCAATTTACAGTGCATTCATAGCACTCCACATCGTCAACAGTGAGCTTGATTGTGTGCGGCTTGCTGATTGTTACAGGCTGTTCCTCGACAGGTTCAGATTCAGCGTGATTCTCCAGCAAGCGTTCAAACGCAAACTGCGATTTCTTGCCCCACTTTCCGTCCTCGACAAGCGGCTTTTTTGCTTCATCGGTGTAGCCCGCCGCATTCAGTGCCGCCTGCATTTTTTTGTACTCTTCGCCCTCACGCATAGGGCTTGCAACTTCAAACTTTGTCATAATTTTGTCACCTTTGCCATAATTAAATTTAGCCGTCATCAACCCACGGTGCGTCCACGGTCTGTCGCTAAGCTTGGTGATAACCACACCCCAGCGCAAACCACGAGCTTCAAGCACCAGCGGTTCACGTCCCAGTTTGCCGCAAATCCAGCCGATATGCGTCATTCTGCCTTTCGACTTTGACTGCATGAACACTGCTTCGCCGATAATATACGGTCGGCTTATCTCGGCAATTGCGCCTTTGTCCGTACACCAATCGGTGTAGTTCATATGCGCATTAATGTCGGTCTTCTCGTTGCACTCAACCGTCAGCCATGCGTCAAGTAAGCCTTGACAGTCAGTAGCATAATCACGTTCTGACCATTCCGACGTGATGCGGGCAAAATCCTCTTCGCTGTAGCCCTGTTTTGCGTAATGGTTGACAAAACGCTCGTTCAGTGTCGCCTTAGTGCAGGGCTTCCAAACTGTCCCAAACAGATAGCGGGTAGGATATATTCCGCATTCATCGGGCGACAGCGGCATATCTGCATCAGCAGGGGCGGCATAACGTATCGTATGCCGCAAACCCCACTTTATAAAATCAAAAACATTATATTTCATGATTTTAATTATAGCATATATTGTTGCATCCGTCAAGCCATTACAGCTTAACTAAAAACGCTTCATCGTCAAAATTTGCAGGAACGCCGTCCGCAACAGCAAGCGCAATGTCAACGCCGTTGGTATAGTGGTATCCCACAGCAACACGAATTCCCGCGAACCACTCAAAGGGTTTTGCAACAGTTCCGACAGCATCGGGGTCAGGTACAAGCTCCCATGCAAACCCCGCCGAGCCGCTGTATATCAGCTTCCATTTAAACCCAAGCTTGGGCGGGACGGTCGGAGTGTCCGCTGTTGGGATAGATTCGATATACACCATTATTTTGTCTTCAAGCCCCGCTGTCGGGATTTGCTTTTGTGTCGTAATTGTCTCCGCCTGATATGCCGTTACCTCATCGGAGGTCATATCAATTATTTTTCCGTTAACACATTTTTTCATGCTTTTACCCCATAAACAACCATTTTAGCACCTGCTTTTATCTCTCCTGTGTTGTGCGTCCAGTAAAGACTTTTTATGCCCTGTGCGAGGTCGCCTTCTCCGAGGTGCGCAAAAAAGTCATTAACATAATTATCAAAAAGACTGTCACCCCATCCAGCATGGAGGCATTGAGGTTTCCACTCTCTGGCAATAGAAGCTCGTCCGCGATACCAGTTATCAGAGCTGTTAGGCGCAGGGTATGGAGACGAGCTAAATTCACCAACAATCGTATACTTTCCTGCGGCAGCGTATGGTGCATTAAATATATACGCTATGTCTCTGCCCCCGGGTGTGGTTTTCGTGTTCGGATATACCCATACAGTACATGCAACCGTGGATTCCCCCGCAAAAATCGCACGGATTTTTTTGTAGTTCCCGCCGAAAGACTGATATATCGCAGTTGTGTCTTCGGTTGTCGTAACTTGGCAAACTTTTTCCCACACTTCTGCTTCACCTGTTGACATGTCCACGGCTTCCCATGCAGTCGGTTTTCCATTAGTGTCAACTGATTTAACCTTTATGGTCTGTCCGACAGTCGCTGTCACGCCGAGGGAGATGTCAGTTCCGCCGCCTGCCTTAATTTCGTCAATTTCTGTCTGCAATTCGTTCAACTTTGCAAGGATTTGTCCCCAAACATCAGCGGAGGGCGGTTCTTCTGTGTCCGCATAGTCGGATATGCTCAGTCTGCACTGCACCTTTGCGGGAGTAGTCACTCGCACATTGCCCGCTGTTACGCCGACATATACGCAGTGTATATCCCGCAGTATAGGCACGGTGCAGATGTTGCCTCTGAACATCACTGTCTGATATGCCCACTTATGCGCCGCCGCATCGTTATAGGCAAATATTCCAACCTTGTTGTTTAAGTCCGTCCATTCGGCATCAAAGTCAAACTCTATGTTATAATCGCTGTTGCCGTTGATTATAACCGTGCCATCGGTTTGTGTCGCAATTTTGTCACGAACAGATACCTGTATTGTATGCATGTTGCCTCCTTAAGATGCAGGATTCATCAGAACCCAGCTCGAACCGTTAAACACTAAATGCGCCGTCATGTTTACGCCAATATCCGTTGCTGATACTGCCGCATTAGTGTGACAGTTGATGATTGCCGCCGCACCTGTGCCTGCCACGTCAAGTGTGGGGTTTGCCGCCGTGTTGCCGTTTACAAAAAGCACATATGCAACTGAACCCGCAAAGCGGTTGTACGGGCGGTTTTTGCCTAACAGGGTTGCCGTTTTAGCTACAATTCTTGCCGCTGCATCGCAAGTCGCATAACACGTTCCGAGCGCACTTGCGGCAATATTAGCGGTTGCAGCACCTGTTCCGCCGTTGGCAATTGCAAGAGGTTCGGTTACGGTTAAATCGGACAATTTTGTGGGGATATTAACGGTTGCTGTTGCAACATCGTCAAAGCCGTATGCCGTAAGTGTCGTGCCGTTTCTGCCGTAAATAACCGCAATGCGGCGTACAGTCCAGAATCGTATATACGCCATGAGTTTTTGCAGCACTTGCAGAATGGTATCTTCCTCGGTTATGTCGGCAGGAGCAAGCAAGCTTGCGGTGTAGTCCGCCGCGATGTTTGAAGCGGAAAGTGCTTCGGGGTTGCCCGTGTCTGCTTCCACGGTTGTAAGCCTTTTTTCAAGCTTGCCGATTGCCGTATTAACCGTGTCCGACGTGCTTATAGCCGCCTGCTTCGCCGCAAGCGCATAATTGAGCATGGTTATCTCTTTTGCGTCAAACAGGGTGTCAATCTTATCCATGTTTGAGTTCAGCACCGCAATGTTTACATTGTCGGTTGCAGCGGGCTTTTTGAAGCCGTGATTAGGAGTGGTAGTAGCCATTAGTCTGTCGCCTTTCTGTTTTCTTCACCGTCGTTTGAGTAAGTCGCAACGGCAATTCCGCCGTAGGTTATCGATTGCCTAAAAATCGGCAATGAAAAGTTTTTTCCGTGTGCCTGTACGTCTATTATGTCTCCCGCTTCAACCGTCCAGTCGGAAACCGCCGTTATTATTGCAGGATTGTACTCCGCAAAAGACTTAAGCTTTGAAAGAATAGCATTCATCATCTTCTTAACAACAGTGTCCGTTCCCATAATCAGCGGGTTGTTGCGGATATAATAAGCGTTATTGCCCGTTCCGACAGTCAACGTTACCCTTTCAATGCCTTTTGCCGTAGTGCCTGTGCTTTCACGGTCGAACTCAACAACGAGTTTGTCAATTCTTTTCACCACAAAATCGTATATCTCTGTCGAAAAAAGCATAGTCTGCGGCAAAGCGTAATTCTGCGCCGTGAACCACCCGAGTGAAATCTTTCCGTCACGGGTCATGCGCACATTCGAACACGCAATTTCGGCAATGTCACGGAAGACCTCGTTTGAGGTTATATCCTCGTGCCATTCGGGTTTTGCCGAAATGGAATACGTCGAGTTCGTGAATGTCGTTTGGGCAGGGGTTAATCCGACTTCGGCACAAAGCTGTGTGAACAGTGAACCCAACGTAATCGGATAAGTCAGCCCTTCAAGGAAATTATACACCTTTTTGTCACTTTTTTCAAGCTTATCAAAACTGTTGAGTTTAATTGTTTCGGCATTCAACAGTCTCGGTCTGTCGAAACGGAAAACACCGCACGAACGGTATTCGAAATGTGAAGCCGTGCCACGCATGTTGTACTCAATCAGTGTTGTTCCCCGCCGTGCAAAGCTGAGATGTTTCAGCGCAAGACGTTGAAGCTTTTTGCTCATGAATGTGCTGAGGGATAAACCTTCCCATCCACCAAACTTGCCGCCGAAGCTTCCCCATGTTTGAGACGATAACTCACCCCATGTGAATAGTCCCATTTGCGCCCATGACGAACCGTAGTCCAATGTGCAAGCCCACACTTCGCCTACATTTGCGCCGATGCACGTTATCTTTGCGCCTGTGTCGGTGTAATCTTCATCGATGAAAACAGAATGCACGGCAAACGGCGGCTGTAAAGGCGCACCTTCGCCCTCTATGCGCAAATACGGAGCGGTACTGTAGCCCTCTATAAGCGTTCCTGTCGTGAACGGAGTGTAACCCATATAAGCATAGCATAACGCACCCTGAGGCGGCTGTACGTTGCGTGAGAGCGTCTCAACGCCCATGTATACGGTACAGTCGTTTGCGTACGCACCGCTCACCATGTAGTTGGTTAACAGTTGGTCACGGTTGATTAGCGTAAGGCTTATCGTTGCGGAGTTTGTTTCGCCAATGTGCAGTTCATCATCAGCGCACATTGTTTCGGTGATGTTCACACCTTGCGCCGAAATGTCTTCGTCCGTCCATGCCATCATTGTAGAAACGAGTGACGGCACTTCACCGTAAAGCGGGTTCGAAAACAGGCACAAGATACGTTCCCTTGGGTTTCTTTGCCGAATTGCTTCGTGGAATTGGTTAGTCGCTGTAATCATGGTTGCTCCTAATACTCGATAAATTCAATTTTGAAAGAGACTTTCGCACTGTCCCAGTCTCCGTCCAAACAGTCGGGAACGGTATATGTCAAATTTGCGCCTTTATATGCCACAATTTCCTCAAATTTCCCCGTCAGCAAGCTTTTATATCGCACGGTAAAACTCGGTTTACTGCAAAGTGCGATTATTTCGTGAGCTTTCGGGAAGAGAATGTAGGAGTACTCAAGCCAAAACGGAGTTTTAGTGGCAATGTACGCCCTGTGCATTGTTCCTGTCAAGTCACGTCCGACATTCGCCGCTCCGCTGTCGAGTTCGTTAATTGAGCCGCCGTGAGCGGAGGGGTTCGGAATCGGAACCCCATCCACTTCGAAGCCCATGCTGTAATTTTCATACAAATCATCAAGCCTTGGCATTTTAATATCCTTTCGATTGTTCATACATTTTCAGCGAACGTGACACAACACGTCCCGCCTCAACGGAAGGCGCAAACACAATAGTATTGTCGCCTTGGACATTCAGTAAAGCACGGAGATAATCACGCACTTCCCTTAGCAGCATGTTCTGTTCGGCATTTGCGTGTTGTACGCCGCTTGCAATGCCCTGTACGATTTGATTGTTGTTTGCGACAGCCGTTCTGTTGCCGATGTTGCCGACAAATTCGGGGGAGCTTTCGTTTGCAACGAAAAGGTCGCCCCTTGGCACGAAACCGCCGCTTGCGTATGCGGGAATGTTCATGCCAGGAAGTGACGCACTGCCGCCTCCCGCTCCTACGAGTACGCCCATGATGTATCTCACTCTCGGCGACAGCTTGTTGAACCACTTGTTAAACGCTTCTGTTGCCGTTTCAAGCCCGCTCGACAAACCATTGGCAACTTCTGTACCTATGGTTGTTCCCGCCGCTCTTGCGTCTCCTGCGACAAACTCATCAATGCTTGTAATTTCGTCACGAAAATCCTTGCGTTTCCAACGTTGTACACGCTCTGTGGCGTTGGTGAGAGCAGGGTTAATATAATGCTCGTTGAATAACTCATTGAACTCAATTACGCCAGCTTCATCCGCCGCTGCAAGTGCATCAATAAAATCACCGTTTCGCCATTCCGTTACACGCGATGTAGCACTTCCGAGTGCGGGAGTGATGTACTCGTCGTTAAGCCACGTTAAAAGGTTGTCCGTATTGAGATTGATTTCAGCGGGGCTTATAACGTGTTCGAGCATTTTCCTCAAGGGGTTATCCTTGTCAAACTCTTTGCCGTAGAGTTTTTCAAGTTCCTCAAGAAACGGTTTGCCAAACTGGTCGTTGAAGCTCTTTGCGGCTTTCTTGACCGCAATTGCTTTAAACCTATAATCGCCCTCCGTGTTTTGCCACGCAGCAGTGACCGTTTCCTGATATTTTCGGATTATGTCCTCTTCAATGAACGCGCCTAAGCCTGTGACTTCCTTGCCTATCTGTGTAAGCCTGTCGTGGTAAGCCGTATTCGCCGCCGCTCTAAGCCCCTTAATAGCGTTAACCTGTTCGGGTGTGCTTGCGAAAGGCATGAGGTCGTCAAGCATTGCATTGTAATCCTTAAGTTCCTGCTCCGCAAGCGCACGGGATTCCCCGATGGATTCGGTAATATGTTCAAAGAAGCCTGTGATTTCTTCTTGGTTTTCCCAATTTATACCGCCATACAAAGCTTCGGCGGAGGAAAGCGGGTTCAGTATCTTGCCGCTGCCATCGCCCACAAGCGTTTGCAGTTTGTTGTACAAGGCGGAAGACTGTTGCGAAAACTCATCAAGACTGATTGTACCCGCTTCGTACTGTACACTCAGTTCCTTGATTTGTTGCGTGATGTCATCGAACGATTCCACACCGCCGTTGACCATTTCGTCAACAAGTGCCATGTAGGTTGCAACGTCACCGCCCATTGCCGCAACTACTTCGCCCATTGAGCCTGCAAGCGAACGCTTGATGTTCATGCCGATTTCCTTCAACTCAAGGCGGCTGTAATCAAGCAGTTCGTTGAATTTTGCAATAATGTTGTCAACAAGGGTTGCGACTTCGGGGTCGTCGGGCGAAATAACCTGCAAGTCGCCTATAAGGTTTTCAAGCTCGGTTCGGGTTGTGTCAACATTATCGGAGTACTCTTTGTACTTTTTAATGCCGCTGTCGAGTGCGCCGTTCACGCCGTTAATGTTCGAAAGGGCTTTATCGAAGCTGTCGGCAAGCATATCAACCGAAATTGTGTTGTCACCTGCCGTAAAGAACCATTCGGCAACCTGTTTATCAAGCTTCTCTTTTGCGCCTATCGCAATGCCTGCTATAACAACGGTGAGTGCCGCAAGGATTCCGATTGTCCAGCCGACAGGTCCAGTACCGAAAATGAGCAGACCGCCCGCAATTCCGAGTGCCGAGCCGATAGCCGTTTTGATGTAGTCCTTTAATTCGGCTTCACCTGCGCCTATTTTTTTCGCGCCCTCAAAAGCCATAGTTAAGCCCGTAACCATCAACCCGATGCCGAGAGCCGTTTTAAGCGTTTTTGCCGCCGTTGAGGAAGTTTTAAGCAGTTTGATAAATTCTTTAAATTTACTGATTAGCTTGATTATGCCGACAGTAGCAAGTGCGCCTGCAAGCAACGCGCCGAAAAACTTGATTGTCGGAATTGCGCCCTTGATTTTCTCTTCAATCGCCGCAACCCTTTCGGCTACAGAATCGCCGATAAAGTCATAAGTCGGAAGCGGCAACTTGTTCCAGTCGAACCCGCCGCCGGAAGTGTCGATGTTTGCACTGCCGCCTCCCGCTCCGCCGCCGGACACACTGCCGACAATGTTTAATTGGTCAAACCCTGCAAGTGTGCGGGAGAATTTCTTCGCCGATGTGTTTGCATGGTCGATTCCGTCCGCAACGTCTTCCATTCCGTCAGAAAGATTGTCGGTTATGCTAACCGATGTTGACAGGTCGGAGTAATCAACCTTGGGCATTTCGAACCCGAAAGCCGCCGCAATTTCGGAAGCGAGGTCGCGAATAACGTGCATAACGGCAATTGCGTACGGCAGGATTGCGTTCAATGCGGGAATGAAGATTTCGCCGAGCGCACGAGCCGCCTGTGCCGCTTGCTCTTTCAGTATTCGGAGCTGATTTGACGGAGCGTCAAGTGTGCGTGACATATCGCCCTGTGCTTGAGTAACCTGAGTAAGAATTGCGTAATAACGCAAATATGCCTTTTCGGCTTGCGTCATATCGCTAAAATTCTTTTGAATACCCAGTGACAGTGCCTCAGCTTCAAGCCTTGCTTGCGACAGGTCGTAACCTATACGGCGCAACGGTTCAAGTTCACCGCTCAAGCCGCTTTGCAGTTTCAGCATTGCAGCTTCAACGTCAATGTTATAGAACGAGGATATGTCGTATCCCAACTGTGTGAGCTGTTGGCTCATTACAGCGGCACGGTCGCCCGCAACACCAAAGCCTGTTGCAAGCGTCTGGAACACACCCTGATACCTCATCCATGCGCCGGGGTCAATGCCCATTACGTTTGCGACTTCTTGCGCATAATTCCGTGCTGATTCTGCGTACTTGCCCATTGCGACACTGAACAGGTTCATGTCCTCAATGTATGTGTTTGCAGCGTCAACCCACTCCGAGACGGCGTTTACGGCGGTTCGGAATACATTAAAAATCAAACGCAGTTTAATGTACAGTTGCGCAAACGTGAGCAGTTTTTTCTGTGTTGCTGATTGCGCACTGTTTGCCGCATTAACGTAAGCCCGTATGTTTTTCGGAAGTGCCGCATACCCAGCCGCAATATCTTTCATGACTTGCGACAGCGGTCTCATAGCGTCTGCAAGTGCCTGAATCTGCGGGACAAGTGAAGCAATGTCAACCTCGGACAGCTTTTTCAACGCATTCGGCAGTTTTTTAAGGTTTGAAATATCAAACTCCGACATCTCTTTGAGTGCGTTCGTAAGCTCAGAAAGCCCTTTAACATTAACGCTTAGTCCGTTTATCGCTTCAAGCACTTTCTTTAGCTTTTTTAGCGATTTAACCGCTGTTTCAGTCGGTGCGGATACCTGATTGAGCGTATCCACCATCGATTTTAAGCCTTGTAACGCTTTCGAAGCGTCAGAATCTATGCCTATGATAAGTTCATCAATCGATACAGACAAGACATGTCCTCCTTTCCTTCGTATTGCTCTGCAAGCTCGTCCCAGCTTTTGTAAAACTCAGTCTTATCTTTGGGCTTGGGCTTGCGTTTTTCTTTGCGTTCATCGTTTTGCATTTCGTACGGTTTATCGGGATATTTTGCGCTGCTGTGCTTGGAGAAGATTCCTGACAGCGCAACCCCCAGTGCCTCATAGGTGTACCTACCTTGCAGCCATGCGTTCCAGTTGTCATTTTCGTTTTTACGCTGGAGTGCAAGCTTATGTCCCTCCAAATATGATGAAACGAGGGTAAAATCGCCATCCCAGTACTGCTCCGCCGTCATTCCGATAGAGAGAAGATACGGAAAAGTTTCACGAACAATTTGTATGTTCCATGGGACGGTTTTTTCACCCCCGTCTGTGTCAGATTCGGAAAAACTTAGAAACTTGCGTTCCAGCTGATTCCGTTTCCCTCTTCTTCGTCCTTGCTTTCCTCAACAAGCGACATTGCGGGCGCAAGATACATTTCAGCAAGTTTGCCCGCAAGTTCGGCTTTGTTGCCGAGTGCGTCAAGCATACGCTCAACAAGCGCATTTGAAATGTCCGCATGGTTTTTCAGCAATGCGCACTTAAACAGTGTGGGAAGCCTAAAAATAGCGGAAGCACCGTCTTCAATGCGAAGGTCATACTTGGTGTACGCAATTTCGCAAGTGCGAGCGGTGAACTCAAGCGTGTAATCCCTGCCTTCAAAGGTGAAGGTCAGAGTTTTGGGAAGATTGGTTTTGTTTTCCATGTTGTATTACCTCTGATTAGTCGGAATTAGCTTTAACTGTGGGCTTTTCGACATAGCCGCCCACGTCTTCAACGGTCAGTGAAGTGTTGACTTCGTAAATCATGTTGTCGGACAGACCGCCAGAGCCGAGAACGCCGGGCGAAGCGGTGAACATAAACGCTTTGTGATTGCCGTCAGGCAGGAATGCAAACCATGTGCTTTTGCCGCTTGCTCTTGCGGTTTCGGCGGCGGTGCGCATGGTTTCCCAGCCCGTCAGGTATGAATCCTCGTTGTACATAACAACATCAACCTCGCCGCTTATATCGTCCTTGCCCTTAAGGTAGCGATATTTCTTTTCGGCGGGAAGCGTTACCTGCAAGGGATTCTGAGTTATAGTGATTGCGCCGACAGACACAATGCCGTTAAGCACGGTAAAGCCTGTGGTGGGTCGAGTACCTGCGGTAGTCTCAACGCAATAAGCGAATTTCATGCCGACAGTGGTACATTCAATAGGCATATAAATTACCCCCTAAAGATTTCGTTTTTGTTTGATATTATTGCACGGTAACGTGCGTTCAGTCTGTAAATGTCGGTTTCCAGATTCGGGACGGTTCGAGGCGAACAATCAGCACGGCTAAAGTTCATTGCCTTCATAGCATCGTCTACAACGCTCATAATTGCCCAGCATTGGCTTTTCTTGCCGTCAGTGGAGTTAGAGTACACGTCAACGGTAAAAACCGTTTCAGCGCAATTCTCGACTTCCTCAAGCGTGCTTGCTCTGCGGTAGGGGACGTTGTAAACGCAAACAACGGAAACATGCGGGAAGGTTGCGGGTGACGGCACATACTCCCCTGCGATAGATATATCGGGATACTTTGCCGTAACTGCATTGTATATTTGAGTATAAACCCATGATTCAACGTTAATCATAATGATTCCGCAACCTCCTTTGCAATACGAGGGACTTGTTGGGCGATAGACAGTAAAGCTTTGTACATTGGCATTTGCGCAATTGTACCGTGAGTGTAAACAAATTCGCCGTTCTCATCCATGTATGCCCATGTTTCCTGTGCGCCTTTTCCTTTGCCGTATGAGCCGATTGTCAGGCTTCCTGCTTTCGGGTGTGGTGACGTTCCGACAGCTCCGTTGTAGTACACACCTGCGCCGAACTCGATAAACGCAACCTCATCGCCGTGCGCAACAACAAGCCTTCCGTCATCCGCAACCGAAACGTCAAACGTGAACGGAAGCGAATGCACGTTGCCTTCGTTGTCAATAACCGAACCGTACTCGGCGGAATCGGCAAGCTGTTGAGCGTATTCGGCAAGCCTGTGTGCAACCGCAAGCCTTAAATCACGTTCGTATTTTTCAACACGCTTTTGATACGCTTTCAAGGCATTTACTGCCGCTTTTATCGAGTCTTTGCTTAATTCGAACCGTATGTTCACTGCTTCACCTTTCGTACGGCAACGGCAGTAAGGTTTTTTGACTGTGCAACACGCACAACGGCATAATCAGCGGGTTCTGTGGGCTTTGCGTCAATCCAGAACCGCGTTGCTTCGTTGAATGCCCAGCTTGCGCCCTCAACTGTAATTATTTTGTCATAGTCTTCACTCAAGCCGAACATTTCCGCTTCCGTGCCGCCCTTTGCAGGGGTTACGCTTGCGCCGATAGGTGCAGGGTCAGCATACTCGATGGTGTACTCGCCTGTGTAAAGACCGTCAACGGCAACAGGCTTGCGTCCTAAATACATCGAGTAGTAAACCGTCTGCTGTAAACGTTTTGCAAGTCTCATCAGAAAATCCTCGCTGTCGGTATTACTGCATCAAGCATGGAATCAGGCACATCTCCGCTCTCAAACTGCATAGTCGTTGCGCTTTCGGTGTGTCCCGTTTGTCCTTCCATGCCGCGCTTGTTAAGCAGATATGCCGCAATTTGACATTGCAGCGTTTCATACTTTACAGGGACTTCCTCGTCCCCTTTGCGTCCGAACGGATACCGTTTATTCAGTATTTTGTCAGCGGCAAGGGCAAGGTATGCGGAAAGCTGGTTAGGGTCAGTTTCTCCGCATAATGCGTTTACCATTGCTTCCTTTTCGTGCTGTTCCATCATATCTTGCCTCCTGCCTTGAGATTACTTAAGCCGACGTAGTGGTGGTGATATTGCCGCCTGCAACGTAAACAGTCCTGCTGTATTCGGGCTTGGTGAAGGTGGTTGCTATACCAGTCCACTTGCCGTGATACCATTCCGGACCATGGTCAAGACCAACCTGTCCGAAAATCTGATACTTTTCGCCTGCGCCTGTCTTTGCAAGCTGTTCCAGGAAGAAGTTGCCCTTGCCGGGTACAGGCTGGAATACAGGCGCAATTACGTCAAGATTCAGCAACAGCGCAGTCCCGGCAGGGAGGTATTCGCCGAGATACAGATAAACAACGCCGAGCGGGGTTACAACGCTTGAAAGCTGAATGCCGTTAACTTCCCTTGCGGCGGGAACGACAGTAAGACCGTTCTGTACTGCATCGGCATTGAGCTGGAACATGGTGGTTGCATCACACCACAGAACAAGACCGTTAGTCGGCGCATTCTGTCCGTAAATCTTTTTCACCATATCCGCAACGTCCCAAAGACCGAGGGGCTTGTTAGACATTGCCGTTACGTTGGTGGTAATTGCGGTGGTAAGACCACGGGTTTTGTTTATGGTTGCATCGGTAGTAGCCTTGCTGTAAGCACCCGCAACAAACGTTGCTTCAATATCCGCCGCAATTTTCTGCATTCTTGCCGCAACCTGAAAATCGAGTTCGTTAAGCGGGTTTGCACTCTGATTCTGAATGTTTACGCCGCTGAGCGTTCCCATGTTGGACTGTTTGGCATACGAAATACCGATGGTTTCCTGAAAAATCTGAGTGACGTTAGTCTGCTGAGTGCGGGTAACGACAGTAGCATCGGGTGCGGTAAGGGAGGCGGTTTCAGAAATTGCAGGCTGAGTACCGCCGCCGGAGGTGTAGCTCTGTCCCGTGACAAATTCTACATGGTTGGTAGTCTTTGCCCGAGAGCCGATGATAGATGAAAGCGGTGTGCGGGTATTGCCTTTATTGAAAAGCATACCGCTATAGTTAAGCACCGCAAAACTTGTAGCAAAAGTATCTGCCATTGTTCAAACTCCTAATTTGTTTTGTTTTGCTCTTGCAGGCGGGTGTAATATGCAACGGCGGTAATATCGCCTCGTGCGTTTGCGTCTGCAATAAGCTTTGTATAATCAATTGCGCTGCCGCTGACAGTGCCGCCCACGGGTTTCGGAGCGTTGCCCATCAGCTGTGCCTTGTAGGACTTATCATGTTCGGTGATAAACTTCTGCTGATTCAACATGACGGTTGCAAAATCACCGTCAACCATCGCCGTTGCAGTCGCTTTAGCAAGTTCGGCATCATAGCCGAGTGCCGTAAGCTGTACAGTCTGCGCATTAATCTGTTCATTTTTTTGAAGTGCCGCAACCGTTTGCTTCAACGTCTCAATCTCTTCATTCTGCGCATTCTGCATGTTTTCGCCCTGCGCCGCAAGTGCGTTATGTTTCTTCTTCCATGACGCAAGCTCCGAAGCGGTTTTGTCAAACTGAGCTTTTGTCACAAACCCTTTCATATCGGGTTCGGGAATATCATAGCCTTCAAGAGCGGCAAGTTTTTCTTCTGCCGTCATATCGGCATATCCCTCAATCTTTGCAGTATCAATCTTTGCCATAATAAATCCTTTCGCGTTTACAGTTCTCTCTGAATGTGTGTGTTTACAGTTCTCTCTGATATATGCAAAACCGTCAATATACTCGTTCGAGTATACAACGACAGTTAACATGTGGGGGCGGCGGAACACTGTCTATCGGGTAAATTTCGCCGTCTCTGTCAAGGCAGGTGTCGCATGTGCGAAGGGTTTTTTCAGCAACCCATCGTACCTTTTCAACGCCATCATCCTTGAATGTTTTTAAAACAACCTCATAGGTTATGTATTCGCCAGCCGCAAGCAGGGTAAGCAGCATAAGCCTGAGCGCATTGTCCAATTCGTCTTTGGGCTTGTTTGAGCATATAACCGCCTCTGCCGCTCTGTCGCATTTGCGTTCAATCTCATGCGCTATAACGTACTTTGTGGTTCGGCAGTAGTCGTACATGCGTTCACGCACCCATGAGCGTGTCGGGGCTTCCGAGAGCGTATTTTCGGACAATTCGGCATGAAGCTTTGTTGCCATAACGGAGAACGCATCAACGGACATCTGCAAAATCCGCTGTTTCAGCGTGTTCATGTTGCCGATAACGTTGACTGAATCGAATTTTGCCACATTCTTGCGCAAATCATAGTACAGTATAGCGACTTGCGCCTTTAACGAATCAATTGCATCATCTACAATGTCAAAATAATCCGTCATTCATTTCCTCCGTGCAGGTCAATCGTGTTCATCGCCTTATATGCCTCAAGCTTTTTGCGTTCCTGTGAAGCCGCATATTCCTGTTCCATAAGCCAGCCCCTTGTCGGGTCGGGAGTAATGCCACTGATTTCGTATGCAAGCAAAGGCGGGAAGCTTTCAATCGCTCTAAGCGTTGCGAATACCTGCACCTTGTTCTGCATGTTTTCGTAATTACGGCGTGTAAATACAATAGCAATATCGTCATTGGCAAGCGTTATATGCCGTGTTGCATCAAGTATCCGCAAGACAATGCCGAGAAAACGCCGTTCCGAAGGCTCAAACATCTGTTCGGTGTCTTTTGCCCTTGCTTCCGCATCAGCCCAACCGTCACGCATGGTAACGGCAGTGCCTGTATCCGAGGTGCTTGAGCCGCCGTTCCTGTTCGGCATACCGCAAGCAACAAGCACGGACTGATAAAGATAATCAACAAGCGTTTGCGTTTGCGTTTGATTAAGCTCCTGTGTCAAATACTTTGCGTCACCGTCGGCAGGAAGGTTCAATCCGAGCATTTCACGCAATTGCGCATAAAGGTCAATCTTCTCGCCGCTGTCATCGATTAGGTCAATGCCTTTGGTGACAAGGATTGACTGTATAAACTGTTCTACACCGTCAAGGCGGTTCGATGAAATAATGTTCAGTGCGTCAAGCTGCGTCAATACGGTTTCAAATGCGCCGAGCCTTGCAGGGTTCTGTAGGTATTCGATTATCGGAATGTCGCCGAGAATGTGTTCGGTGCGTTCCTGTATTGCGCCCATGCCGTTCAATCCGACAGTGGCGGGATAGCCGACCTTGAAATATTCCGTTTTCGTGTAGCAAGACAGAATAACCGAGCCGTCATCATGTTGGACGTATGAAACGCCGAGCATAGGCTCATGCCCAACGCCGCTTGAATACACCACAAACGTGTTCCTTGGGTCAAGGTTGTATGCCATAATCGGGTTTACGTCGCCGCCCTCCGCATCGTCACGCTTGAGTACGATTCTGTAACCAACACCGCATATCGCAAACCATTCGGCAAGCACTCTGTCACAGGAAGCCTTTGAAGCCGCCTGCATGTACTTATTCAACGCATCAACAGCATCAACGTTGCGCACATCACTGTCTCTTGAAACGTACTGTATTGCATTGCTCATAAGATAGCCCGTCTTGAACGAGACTATCTCATTTGCATGGTTTTCTACAACAACATTGCATATGTCCTTGCGGAACTCTTTCGTGCGTTCGAGAATCGGCTGTTTGCCTTTGTAATAATTATACAAATAGTCAATATCCGAACGGTTGAGGATATGCACCTTGAAAGCTTTCTGCAAAACATCAAGCAAGTTTTCAGCAGTAACGGCAGTTTCGTCCGTGTAAATAGGCTCTCTGCCGTAATAATTCAGTCTGTATTTTGGAACGCCCATTTATTCACCGCCGTTTCTATATACTCTATTATATCATAACACATTTAAAAATGTTTGTCAAGGGTTTGTAATTTAGAACGGACGCTGGAATATATCAGCCCTCTGCCGTCTGCCTGTTACCATGTTCATTGCCATAACAAGGCTGTCGGGAGCGTCATCATGCTTGTTCTTGCCCAAAAACTTGAACGAGAACACGTTCTGCATGAACAACGAATATGCTTTTGTCCGTTTCCCCTCTTCACGGAATATCATCCGTTCACGGATTTCAGGTGCTTTATCGAGTATGCGCTGTTCCTTCATTGCGCTCACGCCGTTTGTAGTGCGTGTAGGAGCGGCTTTTGTCGTTATCGATATTCTGTACCCCTTTTGCTTTAAAAGCTCTTGTACGCCGTCTCTGTACGTCTCAGTAGCCTTTGTGGCTTCAAATTGCGCTGTCCTGACGTTGTTGTCAATTATTGCCCTTGCAAGGAGCGGTTGGGTTATGCGCTTATCGCCGTTGTCGTACACAACATCATGAACGTAAATGTCTTCGCCGTACTGGTAGCACACGGGAGCGGCACAATAGTCACCGCCGCCGAATGAAGGGTCGCACGCAAGAAACACCCTGTCAGGTTCGCCTTCCGGAAGTTCGCCGTTGTAGTACCGCATATCCTCAGGATTGAATACCGTGCCTTCACGCTCTATAGGTTCGCCCATGTACTGCGCAACCCATGATGCCATATCGTTGTTGCGTTCGAACGATGCACGTCTCTGGCGGTAATACTCCGTACTGAATCCCACATCGTAATCGTAATAGAAGTTGGATTCATCGTTTTCATCGAGTGCGGGAATGTTTATTATTTTAAACCGACGTTTCTTGTATTGGTCGCTGTTCATCAACAGCTCCATCCTAAGACCCGCAGGGTCAATCATGCTCCAACGAGTACCGCACCACAGCACTTTCGCCGTTTCTTTCGCTCTCGGTAACAAATTGTTATCAACCTTGCTCCATGCCGAAACAAGCCTGTCACGGTTTAACGCCTCTTCTATGCCGCCGATAAGGTCATCTGATATAACAACACCGTTGCAGTCACACGCACCGTTAAGCGTTCCGTACAATGACCTGCATGTGAGGCTGGCATAACGTTTCTTTCGTCCTAAATCAATTGTCGTTTCCTGCGCATTCGTTTTCGCTATCCGCTCATTCGGGAATACGTCAGCCCATCGGTATGTGATAGGGTCGGTGAGTACCTCCAATATGCCGTTGTAAAACGCTTGCGTTATCGTGCTTGAATACGCACTGTACAAATTCGACCGCTCATCATTTCTGCCAATCAGCCAAGTAACGTAAAACAAAAGTATTGTACTCTTGCCCACTCGCGGCGGCATACTGATAAACAATTCGTCAAGCTCATTGTCCGTGAGTGCCTGCAATGCGTCTACAACCTCTTTGAGCCGTTTTCTCCGAGGCTGATAGAATCGTTCGGCGGGCGGTCTGTCTATCTCTAAATACAGCAAATATGCGTCAAATGAATTAGGTGCATCAAACAACAAGCTCCGTTTGTATGCGTTAAATAATTGCTCAACGTCACCTTCACACTTATTGCGCAGTTGCTTTGAAAGAACTTTCCTAAGCTCAGCACTGTAATAGTGCGTCTTTTTCGGCTTTGCGGCGGCTTCTGCAATGCACCAGTCAATTAAATCGTTACATGCCTCCGCATTAGTCGGGTCTTCTTCTATGCGTTCGAATATTAGCTTTGCTATGTCCATTGTGTGCCTCCTATGGTATGTATTTATTATATCATGAAACAGTGTTTGGTGATAGGGTCTTTTTGTTGAAATGTGGTCAGAGCCTTTTTGTTGAAATGTGGTCAGAGGGGTAAAGTTGTTTCTGCGCTCGTACCGCATATCCCCCACCGTGGGTCTGCTCTTTGTCATTATTTCATAGCATAATACCGACAACACACACAATAAACAACCACATAGCAATAGCAATATGCACACAATAGCCCGCACACAACGCAATATCAACAGCAATTAAGCTGCAATTATAATATTGCATAGTATAGCATACGCAAGCAAGGCAAGCGGCATACACTGCATAATACCGAATAACAATGTTACGCTATTAATATTTTACATAGTACATGGCGGAACGACAGCACATACGCCGACAGGGCAGCAGGGAAGCGGAAACAGCGTAAAACAAGCGTTTATGTGCTCATACAATAAATAATCATGGCGGAGTGTAAAGTATAGCGGAGCATGTATCCAGACAGCTTACGATAAAATGCAGTAACATAATTATATCGGGCATTGTAACATAGGCTATGATATACAGCTATCGCCTTATGCAGCCTCCGGAGCTGTCGCAATTGTACACAAAATATATTTCATGTTAACTGATTCATAGCAATACCATACTATAATACACCCTCAAAATATACCAATTAATTTTAAAGATATATCCTCCCGCTTCAATCTGCAATAGAAAAAACCTAATAAAGCAAAGGGATTATACTATCTGCTGCTCGCTGTATATTTTCAAAAAATGCTTGCAATTGGCTGCCGTATCTGGTATAATTTAACTATCAAATAAAGGGGGAAGGAAAACCCGAAACCAGAGAGGACAAAAAAATGAAAAACGAAGACGCATTGAAAAAATTCCTTGTTCAGCAAGGCGAATTCTCGGAAGACGAAATAAACGAAGTTGTCATAAAAAAGGAATGGGATAGCTATTACAGCGAGTACAGATTCGACGTGTACGGAGATGAGTACCTCGTTCTGGACGATGACAGGGCATACGCAACGGCATTTCGTGAGATTTCTCAATGTCTTTGGGGGTTTCGCACAGATTTTATTGTCGAGCACCTCAGGGAGTGCGTACTGTACGCCGACTACTCATTCGATTTGTCGGGCTTAACGGATGCAATTAGGCGCGTGCAGGGAAAGCTCTGCGAAGGTGCAAACGCAATTATTTACGCATTGATTGACGATTTAGAAGAGTTCGTTAAAGATGCAATTGCAGCCGACGGAAGAGGGAATTTCATCTCGTCATACAACTGTGAAGAGCATGAAGTCACCGTTGACGGCGAAACGTACTATATCTACAGGCTGTCTTAATGAAGGAGGAAGAAAACAATGAGAAGAACAACTTACGTTGACGGCTGGCACAAAAAAAACGAGAATCTAAGCTTCCGCGTAAAAAACGGAAAAATTTGCGACGGAGTTTGGCAAAACGACAGCGGCACTGTGCAAAAGCAAGTTTTTCCTTATGTCTTCGATAAAAAGCTCGGATGTTACGACAAAGCGTACGGAATCCGCGCGTGCTACGGCGTATTGAAAAGGCTAAGGTGGTATTAATGACTTTCGTTTTATTCCTGCTTGTTCTTGCGGCTTTGCCGTTGTTGATTAAAAAATAAATTGCAAGCTGTCCTATCTGGCTATACGGGGAGAAGGAGAAACAAAATGAAAAAAGAGTACAAATATTATGTTATCGGCGGACAGTACGAATCCGTTTGTTACGGCGGCGCAAAAACCCTCCTCGGCGCAAAACGCAAGGCTGGGCAGTGTATGGAGTACTGGGACAACTGGCAGGGGTGGCACCGCCCCTTTGTGTATGCGGCGGAGGACGTCGAGGAAGTGGAGTCGCGCGGGCGCATAACCACCCCCGACGGAACAACGATAATTGTGCCTAAGCCCGGCGCAAAAGCACTGTATTAAAACAACATAGCTGCCCTATCGGCTGTACGAGGAGAAGGGGAAATTATGACATATGAGCAGGCATTGGAAGCAGTTGCAGAAATGCAACGTAAACACACCGAAGACACACCTGAATTTGATAGAGCGTCGGATTATCATGTTTCTTCGGTGTGGAAAAGCAACGACAAGGGTAGCGGGCGACTTTCCGACGGCTTCCGCCGCATAATCTGGAATGCTACTAATGACGTTGCAACGGACTTGTTGTTTGAAGAGTTTATAGCCTCCGCATACGAGCAGGACAGCGAGCGCAACGCTGACTATTTGCAGTATGAGCTGGAAGCCGAGGCTATGTCGGACAGTCTGTTTTCTCTTGCTAACGACTTGCAAGACTTAATTAATGAAATAATCAACAGCAAGCGGCTGAACCGTGACCGCCTGCTTAAAACGCTGCGGGTACTTCAGCGACAAGCTGAGAACGACAGCGGAAGGTAAACCCGCTGCACGTTTCAACCGTCGGAATGCAATGTTCTGGCGGGTTTTTTATGCTCCGCTGTATTATGCTATGCTTTTTCTGTATAATATCATGGCGGAATAACCCGCTTCCGTCTCGGATGAAGGCTATAGCAGCCCTGCATTCAAGCCGCCTGCATTGCCTGTATTGCCGTTGATTATTCGGCTGTATACCTGCACGCCCGTATTTTTCCGCTGTTGCCCTGCTTGTTTTGTGCGTTTAAAGCTATAATGCAAGCGTGTTTTTTACGGGTATTTTGCTTTGCTATTATAACTTTAAATTTTGGTATTCAGTAACTTTTTATTAAATTATTACATAATGTAATATCGTCATATTGCAGATATTATTTTTATATGAATTTGCGCCAGAGAGTCGCTGAGAGTCGGAGAGTCGCTGACACATTTTGTCACAAGTTTGCCACAATATAATATACAAAACAGCACAATAGTCCCCGCCATGGTGTTTCACGTGAAACATTTTGTGCGAAATTGACCTAAAGTCGCCCGTTATTCCTCAATCGGTATTGACTTTGCGTATATTTCTTGCAATTCTTTGACACTTTTGCCTTCAGTTTGTTGCATTTCTGCCACAATTTTGACAGAATCGGTCATTGAATAAAAATTCTTTCCCCTGAACATATATAATAATTTATCAATCTTACCGCTAATTGCAAGCTTAGCATCAGACGCTTGTACAAAGTCCCTTGCTCTTCTCACGATAGACGCTGTATGTTGACTGAATCCATGCTTGCCTTCAAGCCAATTAGTCACACTGCCTATTGAGTAGCCTGTGTAGAGGTACATCTCTTCGATTGTGGGGATGATGCCGTTAGCGGAGCAATAAGCGAAATACTGTTCGAATCTAAGAGCAAGTTCTTCATCATTGCGCACCTTGGGCATTCGTGCCGCAACGGCAACCTCTGACAATAGCTGAGATACCATTGCCCTTGATTCATCGTTTTGCGGAGTAGCAACCTTGCTTGTCTTTGTTTTTGATACCGCTGTTGACTGTTTCCTGCTGTTATTCTTTGTTTCTGCCTTTTTTTCTTCCATTTTCCCTTTCTCCGTTACTGATAATATATTATTTACTCTATTATACCACAATTTCCGTGTGTTTTGTCAAGCGTTTTTCCTAAAAACACCCTGTTTTGACAAGTATTTACTTGACACCCTGTATAACCTTCCTATAGGAGAGTACTATATAATAAAAGAGATACACACTGTCAAGCGAAGTACCGCATTTTACCCCATTTTACGGTAAATCACTTGACAACTTCCCTTTGGACAATATCAGTCGATTACGAAACTTTCCGAACCGTCTTCTTTCTCGATTACCAACTGATAACCTAAAGCCTTTAGCCATCGGGAGAGAGTCTCACCCTTTAGGCATGAGCAGGACTTTTCGTTCACGGCATAGGTATAATATTGACGTTTAATTCCTATGCGCTTTGCTATCTGCGACTTGTTCTCTCCGTTCATTCTTTCTATGCTTTCAAATACTTCCCTGATTGTCATTTTGTTTTCTCCTTTACTGTTTATCCTTTTGATTTAGAATCAATCCTACTGCACAATTATATCCGTTTTCGTCTTTCCTGACTTCATATTTTTCTTGTATATTTTCTGTAAATTTCCGTGCGTTCATGATATAATATCCATTTTCTTTACAGAAAGATTTGTATCGTATATACAAATCGGTTATAAAGGCTGAACCTGTCGGAATTTCCGAACAGTTTGAGATTATATACTGGGCAACAACATCGTTGGAGCTTTCGTACTTGCGCAAGCTTTGTTTCATGCCGTCTGGAAGTTTTAGTCCCTGCTGTCGGTACATTGCATATCCGTCCGTCAGCCACTTAAAAATGCCCTGCATTGCGTCTTCCTGTCGGAAGTAGTCCTTTAGGGTTTCGTCGCGCTCGGCTTCATTAAAATGCCTGTTAAGCTCAATTAGGCGGATACGGTCGCTTGCAAATACCGATTTGTCCCTGACCTCGGGAAGGTCGTTGCATGACAGCCACAATGTAAACTGCGGAAGATACGTTATCGGGCTTTCGTATAGATTCCTTGCCGATATTTCCTCACCGCCGGTGATTTGTTTTACCGTTTCCTCGTCAAGCCGTCCGTACTGGTTCGATTCAGCCATTGTAACAAAGCGTTTGCCCGCAAGCCTTGCAAGGGTCGGAGTTGCCGAGTCTGCGTTCCTGCTCGTGCCGTGTGTGCATATCACGCTGACAGGTGCTACCGTGCCATAATCGCCCAGTGCGTACTGTATAGCGTTTAACAGCGTAGATTTGCCGTTGCGGGTGCTTTTGCCCCAGAGTATAAACATACACTCTTCACGGTTAAAGCCCGTTACAGCGTATCCTGCGGCTTTCTGGAGGTATTCTGCCTTATCCGTGTCGCCTTCCGTGATTTCGGCGATGAACCGTTCCCATCTGCCGCATTGCGGCGGGGTCTGCGTGTACCTGAAATTTGTCTGCATTGTCAGAAAGTCCCGCCAGTCGTGTTTGCGGAAACGCATTGCCTGTAGGTCATATGTGCCGTTTTTGCAATTGATAAGCTCGGGCTTGCTGTCAAACTGCCGTGCCGATATTGGAAACACACTGGCGGCGTCCTTTGCTATACGGTCTCTAAACCGCCTGTCGCCCATTTTTGCAACGAACGATGTATAAGCCTGTCTTAGGCTGTCATCCTCTATCTCAGCGCAATACAGCGTCATTAGGCGGCTAAATGCCTTTATCTGCTCTGCGCACAATAATGCGCCTGAATCGGGCTGCCATCGTCCGTCCGCATACGCATACCATGTTTTGCGTTCCGGGCAATACCGCAGTACGTCCCTGTATGCTTCCGCAAACAACAGCCCCATTCCACGCTCATCCCATGTGTAGCGGGTCTTATCGGGGTTTTGTGCGGGGTTGCACTGCCGTATAATCTCAAGTCTTGATGTGTCCATCTCGTTCCTCTCTGTTTGTTTTGTAAAACAGCCGCTCTATTCTGCGCCTGCCTGTGTTCTTTGGGTTCTTGTGGACTTCCTGCAAACACTCTTTCTGCCATACTTCCCGCCATCCGCTTGGTGCGGTCTGCTCGGATACGAAAATTGACAAATTCGGTGTGTTATCAAGAAGCTCGTCCATGTATGCCCAAAATTCGGCGGAGTTGAATCCCTTTGCACCGTCATATCCGTGCGTGTCGGCATACGGAGGGTCGCAATACATTACCGTGTCGGGCGGTATCTCCACGTCCCTGTAGTCCCCTGCCGTAAATACTGCGTGTTTAAGTCCTGCCTGCATCATGCGTTCGTTGCCGCGTTTTGCAGCGTCCGCATAGTTCGCACCTCGTCTGTCTCTTGCGTAGCCATGAAACCATTTTCCGGCGTATGAACAGCCCGCTCCGATGAATCCTGTTAATGCGGGGTCTTCGTCTTTATGGTCACGCACATGCTTGTACTGCTCTTCCGTGACGGTTGACGGAAATTCCCTGCCTTGCTGCAATTCCTGCCACATTCGAATAATATACACATTCTTATCGTTGCAGAGTTTGTCCGTATGCACGATTGCGCTCTCGATGTTGCAAGCCCCGCAAAACGGCGATATAAAATGCCGTGCTTGGTGTTTATCCATCTCCGCCTGTATTATCGGCGTTATGTGTTTAATAAACCTATATTTGCCGCCTTGATAGTGCATTTGTTATGTTGCTCCTTGTTTGTTTTATAAATCGAAATTGAGTGCCGCAAGCATTTTTACGGCACTCTTTTGTTCGTGTTAGTTCCTGATACTTACTGCAATGTTACCCTTACCGCACATGCAGGCACACATGACGTTCCTGTCGTTGCGCTGAGTATGAGTGCCGCTCCGATAGCAAACAGTATCAATCCGAGGATGATTTTTACCCCTGTGCTCATGTTTCCGTTGCTCATGTTTTACCTCCAGTCCTTCTCCGCGAACTCTTCCCATGCGCTTTCCAAATCTAATTTCCATCGCCACAGCGCATGTATTCGCGCTTCTTCGTCACGCATCTGTGCGTCAATTGCGGCTTTCGCTGCATCGTCCTCCGCCATTCGGTACAAGTTTTTCAACGAGCTAAGTCTTTTTTTGCTCTGTTCACGCTCCGTTTTTGCTTGTTCGATAGCCGTTTCCTGTAGCCTCTTTATCGTGATTAGTGCAGACAAGTTCATGTTTATTCCCTCCAGCTTATGTTTTTGATTGCATTCGCCGCCGCCCTAAGTTCGGCAATGTGGTTATCGGCTTCGTTTTCTTTGTGGCTGTTATCGTTAAAGAGCGTAAACAGCCGTTTGCACTTTTCCTTTACCTCATCATTTTCGGTCGTATTGACTGTTTCTTCTATTATGCGGAAGGCAGCTCCTACGTCCAGCCTTCCGTTGGAGTATGGTCGAATCGGTATCTCTTTGCCCCGTCTGATTTCGGGATTTCTTAATGCGTCCCTCAGCTCAATTTCAATCTGCGCTCGCCAATTTCTTATCTTTGCTTCTTCCGCCACAATTGCGGCATTGAGCACAGATTCAATCGTTTTCAATGTTTCGAGTTTCATGTTTTTCGTCCTCCTTTATATCGTCAAAAATGACAGGAATCCACTCTTGCAGTTCGTGCAGCAGCGGCACTGTCAGCTCACGCATTTGCGGGTGCGCCGCTTTTGCTGTGCGTAGCTTCAAAAAGTGCCGCCATTCCCGCAAATTTGCTGTCATAATAATTTCCGTTTTTGTGCTGTTCGGCAACACGGAACGGGCTTGTTGCGGCTGTACACCGTACGACAGCAGTTCTTTATACGTTTCCTCGGCACGGAAGCACAATTCCTGCCACGCTTCGTACGCTTTTGCATTAGGCATACGAGGGTTGATAAACTCAATGTCGCCGTTATAGCGTACATATCGTTGGCTCTCCTGTGAGTAACTGGCGAGTCTGTGGCGTACAATTTCGTGCGTTATGCTACGGTCACAGATAAACCGCACGGTGATGCTTTCATGCTCAAGCACGGATTCATGCCCTCGCTCTATCAGCTTTCGGACAAAGTTCTCTGCCGATTCGTCCGTGATGCGGTCTTCCGACTTGTAGCAGATACGTCCTGCTTTTTCGATTCGCTTTAGTATCTGTTTGCCGTCAATCGGCGTTTCGATGCGATAGCTCGCATTGATTATTTTCATTTCCACCTCAATTCTCCAGCCACCATTTCATGACGGTCTCTGGCTTGCCGTCACCCCACGCAAGCGGAATTTCTTTGCCTTGTGCCATGCGGAGTTTAAGCATTCTGGCGGTTGCGTGAAGGTACATTTGTTCATATTTTGGGTAGTGTTCAAACTGCTCGATTCGTTTTTTGCGCCCCGCCATCGGGCAACCGATACAACCCACACGGCTGTATCCGCATTTATACAGCGGGTTGCCCTCGCAACCGTAATGATGCAAAAATTGCCACACGTTCTCGTCCGTCCAATCGAGGATTGGGTTCACCAGGGTTTTTCGTGTGCGATAACACTGCTCAACCATGCGGCGGCTTTCGTCATTGTCATCGTTAAGGATAAGCCCGTCTTCTCGGGGCTTGCTGTACTCAACACCCAGGTCTTGAGCGAGCTTTTCCGTTGTTTTTGGTTTGCCCATTATTCTTACAAGCCCGCCATTTCTTTTTCGGTTGCCCGATTCCGCCTTGCGTACGCCCGTTACATGCAAGCGTCCTTGATTCGTTTGCTCTTTCAGCTTGTTGCAGCAAAAGCGGTGGATTCGTGTCGGAAGCCCGTTCGTCTCAATTAGATTCCACATGGTGATGTGCTTTCCGTTTTTGTCCCTCGCCCAATTGATACGCACATCGGGTTGCGACTTTATATACTGCATAGTCTCGGGTGCGTCCGCCGTTGTGAGGTTATGCACCGCTTCAAACTGCACCCCTGCAAGTTTCGCAAGGATTTTTATACAGTCACTGTCCTTGCCGCCGCTGTAGGCGAGGACGTACCCTTCTTCGGGTTCGAATGTGCGCAGTACTTTTATTGCCTGCGCTTCTTTTTCTTTCAATTCGTTCATTGCATACTCCATTTTCTACACTTAAAAAGGCAGTACCTATCCCTGTTTATGAGCGTACATACGCCCATTCCAGGATTTATCTGTCCGCGCCTGTTGACCTGTTCATAGTGTGCGCACGTTGCGCAGCACTTGTTGTCGTGCGCCGTTGCGATTGCGACTTCTACAAACTCTTCCTTCGGCGCAAACTGTCCGAACGTGCCGAGCTTACAGAGTTTCTCTTGCCCCCGAGCGTCTGTCCACTTCGCCCATAGGGCGGATTTCTTTGCGCCGTCACCGCCCCACGCCATAAAGGCAAGGTTGTTCCCGCCGTTCATCAGTTTCTCGAACGTCTCCCGCTGTGCGTCCGACCACAGCGTCCCGCAAGGGGTCTTGCGCCCGTCTTCATCAATCAGCCCAAAGCGGGTTGCCTGACGGATTTTCTCGATGTAAATCTTCATCATTCAGCCTCCTTTGCTGTTACATATTTTTTGTTCCGATATTCTTGCACTCTGCCCCACTCCTTTGCGGAGTTTGAGCAGTTAGCCAGCCTCACAATCTTTCGGATTTCATCCTTTACATGCGCGCTTGTGTCGCTGGACGCAAGCGCAGCCCAACACAACTGGTAAGCAAATTCTTTGATTTGCTTATCGTCAAAATCCGCGCTTGCAATGGAGGTCCATTTCGCCCCTCCTATAAACGCTTCACGGAAGTGACAACCGCAAATGGCGGCATATGCGAAATTTGCTGCGCCCAAGGACGCGCCTGTGAAGTTGACGTGTCCGAGCTTTGCGTCTTCGAAATTTGCAAATGCAAGCCGTGCGTCTTCGAAGGTTGAAGACGTGAGTATCGCCTCTTTAAAATCGGCGTATTCCAGAGACGCTTCTTTGAATGTTGCGTTCATTGCCCGTACGAACCTCAAATCGGCGTATTCCAGAGACGCTTCTTTGAGGTTTGCGAAATTTAAAAATGCGCCCTTGAGCCGTGCGTCTTCGAAGTTCGCCTTTTCAAGATTTACGCCTTCGAGCCTCGCCCCTGCCAAGTCGGCATTGTGGAAATCCGCTCTTTCGCCTTCCTTGCCGCCGCTTGCAAGCCACTTTTCATGCGCTTCGCAAGTTTCCTTTATTTGTTCCTCTGTGAACTTTCTGTACTCTTTTTCCATTTTTTATTTCTCCTTCTGCGTTTTTGTGTGTCCGCCTCACTTGATGGTACTTATTATACCACCACTCTTTATTGCCGTCAAGCGTTTTTTGCGTTTTCAAATAATATATTTTAGGCGCAACCCAGAATCCCGAATTGCGCCCTTTGCTTATTCCTTGTAATTCACACTGCAACAGCATCCCACGCTTGATATATCGCTCGGCGCAGTGTATGCTCTCTTAGCCACCTGCCACCTCCACATTGACTCTCACCACAGTATATCGTTTCAAATTGATATGCCTGCGATGTATCTCTCGTACCAAGTCATAACCTGTAAAGAGAAGCGGAGGATGGTATTCGTTGATAATCTGTCGGGGATGAGGATAGCGAAAGTCCGTACCTGTAATCATTTTCCCGGTCGCTTTGTGTTTGACCGCATAGAGTGGGAGAGGCTTGTCCTCCGTCTTGCCGCAGAAGTTCATCGTTTGCGCCTCGTTACACTTAGTGTCGTTCATTATATTTCATCTCCTATTAACATCCTTAATGCCTCCTAAAAACTTGTTTATGAAATACTGCTGTCCCTTGCCTGTCACTTTGGTTGTGCGGGTCACACGCACCGAGCCATCAGGGTTGCCGACAGTTGATTCTTTCACTTCAAACAAACCGAGTTCCATCGCCTTTTGTGTCGGGCTGTTGTAATCAGTGCCGTTGCGCCGTATCAAGTAGCCCTGCTGTCGGAGCGTCTCGAAAAGTCGGTTTTGCCCGATGTCAACTCCGTTTTGCTTGAGTATCTTTGCAAGCTCACCAATCAAGATTGACGTGTGGGATGCCGCTACTGCGTCCGCAAAGAGTGCCTTCGGCTGCATTTCCGCAATCTGTGCATTGCGCTGTTCGATTTGCCGTTGCGCAACCAACAGTGCCTTTGCAAGCAATTCCGTGTCGCTCATCTCATCCTGCCCCGCTATGTATCCGCCGCTTTTGCGGATTGACGGAAGCACCTCTCCCGTAACCCAGCGTTTAAACCGCTTTGCACTGTCCAACTTGCTTGACAGTATCAGACTGTAAAGTCCAGATTCATTAATTACTGTTACCGCCTGCCTTCCTCCGAGGGTGTCGCATTCCGCTACCCCCCTATCTTCAGCGTCAACGTGCTTTGAAATAGCGTCTCTTGCATTGCTGTACCCCAATGCCGTTGCCACGTCTTTGCCGACAAACCACGGTTCGCCGTCTCTGTTCAGGGTTCGGATTTTGCCAAACTCTGCGTTGTTAAACACTTTCATTTCGTTCATTCTATCTCATCTCCTATCACTATCCTCAATGCTTCCAGAAACCTTTCCGCATCTTCATCACTTCGAAAATATGCGGCGTTGTACAGAATGCAAGCGGCATTGTCTTCGGGGTCGTCCCCACGGACAAGCAACGACAGCTTTTTCCTGCCGGGCAAATTCCCAACAAGGATAGCCGCATTCCCACGGCTGTATCCGCCGTATCTATCCTCTACTTTTTTCATCTCTCTTCCTCCTTTGCTTCGCCGTTTGAACAAAAATCATCCTCGGTTTTAGTACCTTCAGTGCATCGTTCGCATGTGCCGAGTGTGTTTGTTATGCGGTTAAAATGCTCACATTCGCCGCAATACGTCAGTCGGGACGCAATGCCCGCCATTTCTTTTACAGCCCTTTCCAGCAGCCGCAGTTCCATGTCGGAAGAATCGTCAGGAATGTAATCCCACCACTCGCCTTCCGTCAGCTCGTCAATATACTGGTCAGTTATTTTCATCGTTCTCTCTCCTTTCAATTTTCGAGCAAAAATCATCGGGTTCGTGTCCGCCTAAAATGTCCTCTCCGAACCACCACTTTATAATCAAGCAATCTCCTTCCTTTCTGTCGTAATGCTTGCAGTCCCAGCAAGTCCCTGTGCGCTTAAATTCCTCTTTGTCCATTTCGTCAAGTGCTTTCCTTAGTTCTTGCGCAAAGTTATTTTCTTGCGCAAAGTTATTTTCTTGCGCAAAGTTAATTCTTAAAGTTTTCCTTTGCTTTTCAGTTCTGCGTTTTGTGGCAATGCGCATTGCATCGTCAAATGCGTTGTTCAATTGCTCAAAGGTGATTCCTTTTTTGTTCGTAGCCATTGCCAATCCTTTCCTGGTTCATATTCCGGGCAAATTGCACTGTAAACGTTTCCATGTGCAAAGTCTTCGCCAAGGAAGCCCTTTATTTTTTTGCATTCGCCTTTTCTCGGCTTATAATGTTTACAGCTCAAACAGAGATAAGAATCTGGTTTTATGCGTTCCCTATCGTTAAAGCATTTAAGCAGAAAACGTACCATTTCTTCTCTTTCCCCGTCAGATTCTCGTTTCTCATTTCTCATGCTCCCCTCCTATTTTTAAACTTTACCACAAACAAACTTTACTGGGGTCGGCTGTAGCCATCCGATGACTTCCCACACGCTTTCATATTCCGTTGCGTTTAAGTCGCTGTAGCCTGGTACATACCACCCCTTCCCCTCTGTGAACCATCCCACTGCAAGCCTAACTTCGCCTTTTATTACGAACAGTGCGCCTTTTTTAGCTTCGATTGCCACGTCATAGTCCCCATCGCAAGGCGGTTCAACTCCCTTGAGCCAAATTATTTTCATTCCGTCACCCCTTTTCCGTCCACCACGTTAAATACTATCCAGCACTCATCAACGAACGGAATAACATTCAAGCAGATGCCGTTATCCCAGTTAACCATGATTTGACCTGAATCGTCAACGCCCGTCACCGTGCCTCTTGTGCCTATTGGCGGAGCTTGTGGGTTGTCCGTCCGTTTGAGTTCCAGCCGCGTGCCTTTGTTGTATATCTGCCTTATCATGCAGATAGTTTTCTCATCCAAGCGTTTCATATGTCCCTCCTGTTCCATGCTTCTGCCGCTTCATCAGCGGTCTTATATCGCCATGGCTGTTGCTGCGCATAACACTCCGTGCTTATCCCTGTGCTGTTAAAGTTGCCACATTTGATATACGGCATTGCCTTATTGTCCGTTGTGTAGCACAAAAAGGCTTTACTGCCGCAAAACGGACACGGTTTGAGCATTGCGTCTATCCGCTCATGGTTATCGAGCCACAATGCCGTATGGAGCGGCACGGGTTCATCGTTGGGGTGTCTCTTCATTCTCGTTCTCCTCCACTTCGCCAACTGAGCAAAAGTCAAACACTAACTTGCGGCAGTTGTAACGTCCACAATAGCCAAACATGCTGCCTCTTTGTATAAAGTACTTGCATTCACTGCAATGCGTTAGACGTTCGAGCGTATCATGCACTGTATCAATAGCATCACACAGCGGTTGTATTTCCGCATCGGAAGCATCATCGGGAATGTTGTCCCACCATGCACCGGTATTAAGCACATCAAGTGCCCACTTAATGTGTTTTGTCATTTTTCTTCCTCCATATCGCAATTATTTCTTCGGGTGTTAATTCATCCGTTGCGTACACTGCGCACTCCGTGCCGGGCTTTATCCCGAGTTTGTCCCTGATGCCTTTCGGGATACATATCCGTCCCAAATCATCAACCGTGCGAAACTGTATGCCGTCAGGTTGCGGCTCGGCTGTTTCGGTTATTCTGCTGTTTGAGCAGTAATCCCAGATGCCGCGCTCCTCATACCACGCTTTTGCTTGTGTGCATCGACCGAGTAGTTCATCTCCCCATACGGGTTCGAAATACGAACATTCCTTGCACGTCATCGGCGGGGTCTCCATTTTGCTCACCGCCGCAAAGATGTCAGCAATGATGCTTGTGTAGTGTACTGTGTGTCCACCCTCTAAGGTGTACGCCGCCTCGCCTCCGAAAGCAAGGTTCATCCTCTTTAGCCATTTCAGAATTTCATCTTTTGTCATTTTTGCAGTCCCCCGTCTCGCTGCTCCACTTTTGCGACCGACATAAATGTCAGCCACAAAACCTTTCACCGTGAGCGCAATAGCACTCATCCCATATGTCCATGCCCGTGTTCGGGCAAATCAAGAAGCCCTTTGCATTAACCTTTGCATCTTTGGAATGTTCGCAGTCTTTGCACCGCACAACCTGCACAGCGTCTTCAACTGTCGGGGTGTCCGCAATCAGCCGCCAAATTTTTTCGTGTACGATGTGGTTAACTATGCGGAGTGCTTCATCTGCAATTTTCGCCTGCGCAGATATAAACGCTTCAAATTCCTCTGCCGCCATCTTGTCGGCATCAATCAGTCTCATCCTCGTTCCTCCATTTTTTCAAGCTGGATATTGGTTATCGGTATGCACAGCGGCTCGTCAATATCAGGTATCTTTTTTGCCGCTTTTTTGCCTTCCGGTGTAAGCTCCCAAAGGCAACCGAATCTAACAATTGTATATTCGCCGTGTTCGCCTTCTTCAATGTCCCAGTCATGTTCGACAATCCTGATATATTTTTTCTTTTCGAGGCTGTCAAATGCCACGGTTGCATCTTCAACTGATAGTCCCGTGTAGTTCTGCACGTCCCAAGCTCCCGCCGTACCTAAATCATGCACCGTTTTCATCGCCATTTCTTCTGCCTTTGTCATTTCTTGTCTCCTTTTTTATTCTTCAGCGTCCTCGCACATCACATGCCCTCGGTACTCAGTGAAATTTTCCATTCCGTCCCACTTGGCGTACAGGGCTTTCGCCCTTCCTATCGTGTCAGCCGCAACATAGCAACCGCAATCTTCGCTTTTATGATGGCAGAAATAGATGTTCACTTCTTAACCTCCACGTCAAAATACGTTACAAGCCTGTCCTTAACTTCCTCCGGCACATCGGGCAAAAGTATTTCTGCCCATGCAAGAATCTTCCATGTTGAGCCGTTTTCTTTGATTGACATCCAGCCCATTATTTTTGAGTACCAATCATAATCGATTACAATGTCGCCTTTAATCCAGCTTGCTTGTATTTTGTATTTTGTCCTCTCGTCCATGCTTGCACTTCTCGTTGTCAGGACTCACGCCGCACACGCCGCGCAGCTTTATGCGGTATCCGCAATGCGGACAGCGTATCACACTCCACGGGCTTTGGGTTATGTCGAGGTCGAGCCAATGCAGCGTCCCGTTTTTTCTTTTTATCATTTCTTTCTCCTGTCATTAGTCCAGCATTTTTGACAGCGCGAGCAGTTCCCGCCGCAAGCGCAGAATGTCCGCCTGTATTTGCGTTTTTTTCGGTACGCCTGTTGGCAGACTGTAATACGGATAGTCTTTCCGTGCCTCACAATGCGCGTATATATCGCCGTTAATCCCATATGCAAGCGTTGCAATCAATTCTGCCCGCTCTTTAATTTTGCCCAAATCAACGAATATGCCCATGCTAAACTCCTTTTGTTAATATATAAACAAACCCGTACACCACCACAAGTACCTCGACTGCTGCCACAATGCATACAGCCGCTGCCGAACAAACCTTCGCTATTGATATTGGCTGGTTTCTTTTGCCCTTAACATGCAGATGCTCTTGCGCAAAATCCACTGCAAGAATCAATATCGATGCCAGCACGATATAGCTCACTCCGCCCCACAGTAGCAGGCATACACTTTTGCCAATCGTATCACTCATGGTGACGCCTCCACCAGTCCAACAGGGTTTCCCCTGTCTTTTCCACCCAGTCGCTTGCAAAGATTAGCACCATGCAAGCGGCAACGGGGGCTAATATCCAAAAAAATGCCCAGTAGTTCATCCTATTCCTCCTTGCCTTTTATCAGTTCATATGCCGCCGCCTGTTCCGCTGTCAACGGGTGCGCATACTCGATGTACCCCCATGCAGACCTGCCGATTTCGGCAACAAATATTGGCTCATCGAAGTTAACGATTGCGTCAACACGGTTGCCTTGCGGCTTGGGATACGTCCCAATCGAGACAGGACGTTCGGTTGAAAAATATTTCATTTCTTAATCCTCCTTGTTTGCGCTTCCTGCGCTTCTCGTAGAGTATTATACCCCTGCCGTTTATATTTGTCAAGCGTTTTTACGCCCATTAACAAATATATTTTTACCAGCAAGTTAGTCACAAGTTAGTCACAAGTTAGTCACACTTTTGCGTGTAATCATCCATCTCGGGTAGATGCTCCATCGTCCATGCGGCGCACATGCAATTCCACACAAATGCGGCGGCATGGTCTTCGTCCGTTTCACAAGCGCAATCTTTCATCAAGTGCCTGACTGCCGAATCAATGTAACGGCTGACAGGAATACCTTTTTCCCAGTTGCGTTCTCCGTATTTCAAAGCACCGTTTTCGAAATGCTTTGCAACGTCAAGCATGAGAGTTGCAAGGGAAACATGCACTGCCTGAATGTAATTTGCTATTGCAACACACAGCCAACGTTCGTCACCTGTCTGCTGAAATTCCGCTATAGAAGACAGCACATCCGCAATGCTGCCTTCCTCAAATTCGTCCGCAATCTCAACCTTAAACACTCCGCTCATAATGTCAAGCGGCATTAAATCAAACCGCCCTTTACCCCGCTGAATATCACGCACTGCGCCTGTTTGAAACTCCGTACGGTTGCCGCTGTCAAGAATCTGTGTCATTATCTTTCTCCGCCTTTCTCCATGTATAGCCTCTATGTGTTTTGCTTTCGCCTCGGCAGCATCGGGAGACGCACCTAAAGCTGAATCCTGCTCTTCCCGCTGCCTGTGTGCTTTCAAAATGTATTTCGTGTCCGTCTTCCAGTGACGTTCCTATCACTGCATATTTTTTGTCGACAAGCTTTTTTTGCGCTTGCTTAATCGGGTTGTCTTTGTCCGGACAGTCCCGTTCCGCCCAGTTTGCCCAATACAAGTTTTCAGCCCGAATGTCTGTAAACTTGCGGTTGTATCTTTCAACCCGTTTTTTGTTTTTTGGGTCGGGGTTTGGAACGTAAACCTGCGCAACCAGCTTTGCGGCACTCCGTGCGTAGAGAATGCCGTTGCGCATAAGGTGTACATACCAGCCTTTATACACCCTTACTGCTTTACCTGTCGCTTTCTCCCGAAAATGTCCAAGGTTCGAAACTTCATAATCTGGAAAACGCTTTACAGGCTGCCATGTTTCAACCATCGTTTACCTCCTTCCATGTGTAGCCCTTGTACCGTTTTTTTCGCCCACGAACGCAATTGCTTATACCGCAAACAAGGTAGCCGTCCTTTTCAGCGTTTTTCATGCTGTCGTAGTGAATCTCACTGCCATCATGGATTGACGTGCCAATGATTTTTTTCTTGACGAACGGGTGTGGTTCGCCTTGCTGTGCTTTGCGTTTGTAAAGGGTTTCCCGCCATTCGCCCCAATACAGGTTTTCGGCTTCAATCCCTTTGTCGTAGTCTATTTTCAGTGCGCAAGGCTTGTTATCTGGGTTCGGCACGAAGGCTTCGGCGACAACTCTTTGCCGAGTTACGTTTCGCCACTTGCCGTCCTGCCTTATCCTCACGGTATCGCTTGCAGGCTGTACAAATTTGCGCCTGCGGCAGTTAAATATCCTGCCTTTGTTGGATACGGCATATGTATTGTCCGTGCCGCTCACCGTTTTAAAGATTTCGCCCTGCTGTATACCGTACAGCGCAAGCCCTTCAAAGTTATTCATGTTTTCGTTCATTTTTCGCCTCCGTAATCTTCACTGCTATTTTGTCTGCCGTGCTGTAAACTTTTGTCATGTGCAGCTCGGTTATTTGCTTATCATCATTATACACCAAACCATTTAATGCGTCAAGTATAGCTTTTGCGGCATTATCGCAGTCTGGCTTTTGCATCATCGGCTTGCCGTCAAGTTCAGCACGTTTCTTTTTGCTCCAACTTTTGGGCATAGCGTAAAACGCACATATTTCGATTTTAAGCGGGGTTTCCGCTGGGTAAGGTATTTTATCGTCTGCACTCATCAAAGCCCGTGTATGAGCTTTCAGAGCCGTTTCATACGCCTGTGTGGTCTTCGGCGTGTATGCAACGTGCGTGTATGTGTTGATTCGGGGTCTCCCTTTGCCGATTGCACGAAGATTGTATGTAAACTCCATTTTACACCTCCATGGTGCTGCGCAAGCGGTAGTTGCGGGTACGGTCACGTTTGATGTTTATGGTGTAGCCCGCCGCCATCTCAACTATCCTGCCGCCTGTGGCTTCGTCAATGTCAATGATTTCACCGCTGAGCAGCTCGGAAGAGACGATAGTTGGTTTATGCCGTACATATCGGCGGTTAATTATGTCATATGCAAGTCGCACGTCCGCCGCTGTCGGGGCTGCGTTGTTTACAGGCTTAAACAGGTCATCGATATACAGCAAGTCGCATTCAGCAAGCTCGTCAATTGCGGCTTTGTACGCCTCTGCATCATTGGCAACCGCCTTGATGCCTTGAGCCGTGCCAACCCATTGTGCGTATCTTGCAAGCTTGTTTGCAAGCAAGAACTCCCTAAACACCGCCGTGCAAAGGTGGCTTTTGCCCGCTCCGCTTTGTCCGCCAAAAAACAGGCAATGCGCCTCGGAACTGTCCTCAAGTGCAGCCTTTGTGAAGGCTTGAGCGGTCTCTTTAAGCCTTGCTTGCCATGGTTCTGTGGTCTCGTAATTGTCAAATCTGCAACGCTTGACTTCATCCTCAAGCCCGCTTGCCTTGAGCGCACGGATTGATTTGCGCACCTTCATGCATTTGCACTTGACGTGCTGCATTTCTTCCTCACCGTGCTTGTTTATCCCTATGCGGGCAATGTATCCGCTATTGTGGCATGTCGGACAGTCCCAACCGTCCTGCTCGTTGAGTGTGCCGTGTGTTGTTGCATTGAAGTAGTCAACCGCCTCTTGCAGCCTCTCATGAGGTGTCATTGTCTTGCGTTTCTCTACTTCGGCTTTCATTTCGTCTGTGAGGGAAGCCATTAAGCTTGCAAGCATTTTGTAAGCTTCATCAAACATTTTCTTTTGCTCCTTTCGGTTTTTTAAACAAGAATGCCGTATGCCGGATTCCATGCTTTTTCTTGCGGCTGTTCCTTAGCGGGTTTTACCGCTGTCCATGCGCTCTGCGCGGTCTGTGCTGCCTTTTGGCTGATGGGGTAGAACGACAGCCATTGTCTGTCAATGCTTTGCTGTACGATACCGACAGCACGCTCTTCGTTGCAAAGGCTGAGGTCATCAAGCTTCTGCAACACCTTTTTGATGCCGTATACGTTTATCGGGCGGTTGATTCTCTCACGCATTGCAATAAAATTTTGCAGTGCCTCTTTGAGGGGTCTGTAGTCCGTGTATTGGCAAATCTGTTGTTCCAAACTTGCCTTATCGGTATTATTATTTAAATTTAAATTATTAATATTATTAAATTTATTTAATTTATTATTTTTATTTAATTTATTATTATTATTTAAATACCCAGTATTGTTATTTAAAATATTA